CTGTCCTACGCAACCGAGCAGGAGGAACTGAACCGCTGGGATCTGGAAGCCGCAAAATCGGCATTGGACGTGTGGCGCTCTAGGGAGGCCACCAAGCGTTCGGAGCGTTCAGCCTATGGGGCGTAGCACCTTGACCGAGAAAGAGCGACGTGAGCGGTTTGACGCGCTCTCAGAGATGGGTTGCTGCATCTGTGGCCGTCCTCCGCAAATCCACCACCTCATCGGGATCAAATACAAGGGCATGGGGCAGAAGGCCGGGGATGAATTCACGATACCGCTGTGCATGGAGCATCACACAGGGCCGGAGGGCATCCACGCTCTTGGAAAACGAGCATGGGAAGAGCGATTTGGCGACCAAGATTACCTTTTGGAAGTCACCAATCTTAAGATTGAAATGCTAAAAGATATTCAGTCTGTTGGTTATGTCGATAGTCAAAAGTACGATACTTAAGACGGTGTAAGTCTTTGAAAGCATTGTGTTTCACCTCATTTTCTGTTACAATTTATTTATGTTGGTGACTGTCAAATGCCTATAAATTCCAGACGTAAGGGCCAGTCCGGTGAACGCGAAGTCGTCCATATTCTTGAAGACCAACTCGGAATTAAGACCGCCCGGAATCTTGACCAATGGCGAGATGGCGGCGCTGATCTTGTTGGCCTTGAACCGTGGGTGGTGGAAATCAAACGAGCCAAGGCTCCCAACCTCAAATCTTGGTGGGAACAGGCCGTCCGGCAGGCAGAAGGCAAAGGCATCCCCTGCCTCTGGTACAGAATCGACCGCCACTACTGGCGAGTCGTGATCCCGCTGTCGGTTTTGACTCCGTGGGTGTTCGCTGTTGCCGGGACAGGCAAACCTCCAGTAGACTTGATCTGGACTGCAGAAATATCCCCAGAGGCTTTCTGTATGTTTCACCGAGAAAACATGGAGCAAAAAGATGACTGAGCCGACACCGCAAGCGGAAGGCGCAGCACTTAACCACCTCGACGTGCAGGACATGGCCCTTGATCGGCTGATCCCTTACGCACGCAACCCGCGCAAAAACGACGGGGCTGTGGATAAAGTTGCCGCCTCAATTAAGGAATTCGGGTGGCGATCGCCCATCGTCGTTGACGAGGAAATGGTGATTCTGGCGGGACATACCCGCTACAAGGCTGCGAAGAAGCTGGGCCTTGATATCGCCCCTGTCCACATTGCCGCCGGACTGACCGAAGCCCAGAAGAAGGCATACCGCATTGCCGACAACCGTGTGGCCGAAGAAGCCGAATGGGATCTGGAAATGCTCAAGCTGGAGTTTGAGGATCTCGACCCCAGCGAATACTTATCCACAGGCTTTGATGAAGACTTCCTGAAAGATTTGCTGGCCGAAACCAGCGAGGCTGAGGTAGACGAGGAAAACCTCCCGGAACTGCCGGAAGACCCGATCACCAAGCCCGGTGACGTTTGGATCATGGGAAGCCACCGCCTGATGTGTGGCGACAGCACAAACATCGACCATGTGGAACAACTCTGCGAGGGACGCCATGTGGATATGCTGCTGACCGATCCTCCGTACAACGTGAACTACGAGGGCGGTACTGGCCTCAAAATCCAGAACGACTCAATGGAGGACAGCGAATTTCGCCAATTCCTGCGGGACGCTTTTGTGGCTGCCGACTCTGCAATGAAGCAGGGCGCTGTGTTCTACATCTGGCACGCTGACTCCGAAGGCTACAACTTCCGTGGCGCTTGCCATGACACCGGGTGGGTAACGCGCCAAACCCTGATCTGGAAAAAGTCCAGTCTCGTGATGGGCCGCCAAGACTACCAATGGATGCACGAACCCTGCCTCTACGGCTGGAAGGAAGGCGCAGGCCACCTTTGGGCTAGTGACCGCAAGCAGACAACCATTCTCGACTTCGAGAAGCCCAAAAAGAACGACGTCCACCCCACGATGAAACCCATCGCCCTGTTCGAGTACCAAATGCTCAACAACACCAAGGGCGGAGACTTGGTCTTGGATCTGTTTGGTGGCTCAGGAACAACCCTGCTGGCTGCTGAAAAAAATGGCAGACACGCACGACTCATGGAACTCGACCCCAAATACTGCGACGTGATCGTCAAACGCTGGGAAGACTACTCAGGCAAGAAGGCTGTGCTTGAAGAAGTCAGGGAGGCTGCGTAATGGGAAGACCCGCAGTTGAACTATCCGAGGAAGAAATCACTCAGGTAGAAAGCCTCGCCGCTGTTCTAAATCAAGAACAACTATCTGATTTCTTTGGCTTTTCTGACAGAACCTTTCGCGAATTGATGAAAAGGGACGAAAGAGTTTCAGCCGCCTATAAAAGAGGCAAGGCAAAAGCTATCGGGAAGATCGCCCAATCGCTAATGAAACAAGCGCACAGCGGGAACACCGTTGCGATGATGTTCTACCTGAAAACCCAAGCTGGATGGAGAGAAACCAACCGCCACGAACATACTGGTGCTGACGGTGGTGCTTTAGAAATCTCTTGGCTGACAAAGCCCACAGAAGATGCCGAGGATTGAAATCCCATACTTCCCTCGTGAGGTGATGACACCTTTCCACGAGAGAACAGAACGCTTCGCTTGTCTGGTGGCACACCGTCGCTGTGGGAAAACAGTCGCTGCAATTAACGACCTGATCCGGGACGCACTCACGATCAACAGAAAGGACGTGCGTGTTGCGTACATTGCACCGTACTACTCGCAGGCTAAGGCGATTGCGTGGGATTACGTCCTGCAATTCACCGCACCGATTCCCGGCATCGTTGTGAATGTGGCTGAACTTCGGGTGGACTTCCCCAACGGCGCTCGCATCCGGCTCTTCGGTGCTGACAACTACAACGCCATGCGTGGCCTGTACTTCGACGCTGTGGTGCTGGACGAGCCTGCCGACTTCCCGGTGAATGCTTGGCCCACGGTCATTCGCCCCGCCCTTTCAGACCGCAAAGGCCGCGCAACCTTTATCGGCACGCCGAAAGGGAAAAACGAATTCTGGGAAACCTACGACAAAGCCAAAAACGACCCGAACTGGTACGTTGCAATGCACAAGGCCAGCGAAACAGGCATCCTGCCGCAGGACGAACTGGACGAGGCGCTCAAGATCATGGGCGAGGATCGATACGAGCAGGAGTTCGAGTGCAGCTTTGAAGCCGCCATTGCAGGCGCTTACTACGGCCACGAAATGAAGGCTGTTACAGAAGAAGGCAGGCTGGGCGTTGTGCCGTACAACCGCTCCCTTGGCGTGGTTACAGCGTGGGACTTGGGCGTTGGCGATTCCACGGCTATTTGGTTCGCCCAATATCAGGGGCCAAACGTCCACTTGATCGACTATTACGAGTGCAGCGGTGTTGGCTTGGATCACTACGCCAGCGTCCTGCAGGAAAAGGATTACGTCTACGACCAGCACATCCTGCCGCACGACGTTCAGGTAAAGGAACTCGGCACAGGTAAAAGCCGCCTTGAAACCCTCGACAACCTCGGCATCCGCAACGTAACGATTGCACCGCAGCTTCGGGTGGACGACGGCATTCAGGCTGTCCGCTCCCTGCTTGGCACTTGTTGGTTCGATGAGGAGAAGTGCGCCAGAGGTATCGAAGCCCTCCGGCAGTACCAACGCGACTTCGACGAGAAAGGCAAAACGTGGCGTGGCAGACCAAAGCACGACTGGACTAGTCATGGCGCAGATGCAATGCGATACTTGGCAGTGGGATATCGGCCAATGTCTACAAACTGGGGCGAGCCGATAAGGAGAAACCTGCGTGGGATAGCTTGATGCTGATATTCGACCAGCTATTTAAAACTCTCGGAATCAACAGCGGGCTTGACGAAAAGCAATGGGACGTTGACCCAAGAGAAATCAAACCGCAGGCCGAAATCAAACCCACCGAGCCTCAAGGTTTGCTTGGGCCGCTTCAATCCAGAGTTGGCCGCTTCCTGCAAGGTGACACAGGCTTCCCCAATCCATTTGAAGGCTTGCCAAAGCCACAGCTTCCTGAGCCGGGAATCACCAGCGAAGGCACGATCACCAAAAACTACACTCCGGGCGTTTCCGAAGTAGGCTACCTTGCGACAAATCTTGTCGACTTGATTGGTGGTGGCGCTCAGGATTTTGTTAGGCAAGGCGGAGAAGCAATACAAGAATGGGGCGAAGGCTACCCATTGTTCCGCCAAACAGAAATGGGCGGTTATCTGCCGCAAACAACGCAAACTGGCAAAAAGACTATCGAAACCGCCCTTGGTGCTGCCCCTTTTGGCGGTGTTGCAAGGCGTACTATCGGCGAAAGCATCGATGCCGTCGGTGGTCTGTTCAGGCAGCTAGAGCCACCCAGCCCCGGCACAGCGGGGATGTTGTATTTGGCAAAGCCAAAGCAGGCAGAAAAATATGAAGAACTGGCCGCATCTGGTCTTTCTGATGTGCAGATTTTCAATCAATACAAAGCACAAAGACACCCAAAAACTGGCGAGTGGTGGGAAGAAGTTGACCCGCGCTTGCTAAAGCAAAAGCCACAGAGTGAATGGTCTATTGGCAACAAGCTCGCAATTGAGGAAGCCAAGAATCTTCCAATTTCTGTTGTGCCTTCTGGCGAAGGAGAATTTGCGGCACAAATTGCTTACGTTGATACGCCGACGCGCTTCGGACAAATTAGGCGATGGGGCGCGACTGAAGAGGAAGCCAGATCAAATGCAATTCAGGCCGCAGCAGAAGCAAGCGGGATGTACGATCCAAACCCTATGGAGTACCAAAGAGGCGAAGACTGGCTCGACACAAACGTGTCGAATATTTACCAGTTCCCCGGTGTGCTTGGACAGGGTGGCAGAACTCCACAGCTTGGGGATATTCGACTAAAGGTATCACCGAAGCAGCCAACGCCAACACAGGGACTTTGGGGTAGAACTGAAAATCCCGTTATTGGTCAATTCAGACCAAGCGAAAGCGACTATCGAGCCGCTGAAATACTGACTATGTCCAAGGGGCGCAAGATGTCCCGAAGCCCGGACAAAGAAACATTTACGCACGAGCTGCAGCACGCTGGCGACATAGAAGATCCAAGACTTAGCTATGGGTTCAGTACATCGAATGCGCCAGATATGTGGGAAAACTACATCAAACCTGAGCTTTCAAGAATTGATGGGGGTGGCGAAGAAAGATACCCCGGACAGTTTGATGACCTGAAAGATGCAGCAAGGGCTGTCTTTAATAATGGTCGTGATTTAAATTCCCTTTATTATTTAAATCCTTCTGAAGGCAGAGCGCGCAATCAAGAATTTCGCGCCATGCAAAAGAAGTCCGAGGATATCGGTCTGCCATTCACAACTCCATACGAGGGCGGGAAATTCCCCGGAGGCTTGCTTGAATCAGCGCCTCCAGAACAATGGCTTCCAGATAGGCTGTACATTGATTATTGGAGGCACGCAGAAACCAGAGGGCTTGACCGTCCGCCTGTTGCGACCAGTGAAAAATCATCCTTGCCCCGCATCGAGGCTGAAAAAAGCGAAGCTACAGGGCTTTTCTCCAAGATGGAGGAAGAGATCCTGAATATGCCGCAGGAGAAAATGACCACGCTGCAATTCCGCAACTACCTTGAGAACAAGGGCGTGAAGCGCAACGAGATCACAGAGTCCGGCATCCTTGGGCAGATTGCAGACGAGGACAACCGTGTCACCAAGTCCCGCGCACTCAACTTCCTCCGTGAACGCGACGTGCCAAAGATTGACGAGGTTTACATGGGGGAAATGCCGGAGGATCTTTTCGACCCGGCAGACTGGCGCATCGATCCTGACAACGCACAGGTTGTCCCGATGGAACAAGGCCAGCTAGACGACATGATCGAAACCGCTCTGGACGACCAGCTTGGTGGCGGCCAATGGAACGGCACACGCGAGAACGCCAGAGATTACGTCCGCCTCCTCAACGAATACGACCCCGACACTTACCCGCTGGACGACCCAAATGACAACTGGGCCGACGCGTTTGTGAACACCGTCGTATTTGAAGGCATCCGCTCAAACGACATTCCGCCGAGCATTTACGACGACATCAAGACCATCATTGGCGAGCGTGAAGCCGCTGTGTACGACGACATGGCCGAGTACACATGGACGGTTGGAGATTCGGCAGGACACCAAGAGTTTACCGTTACCGGGAACATGGATCAGGGCTTTACGATTACCAACGCCAATACTGGCGAATGGATATCCGACGCCCCAACTATCGAGGAAGCCAACATCCAGCTTCGCGTGATTGGCCGCGAAGTTTCTCAAGACTTGTCCGAGCGTTCCGCAGCAGCAACCACGATGTTCTCGGAATGGACGCCAGACAACATGAACCTTGGCACTTACGAGGAGGAGACGATCTACCTGCCTCGTTTGAGCAAAGAGGCTCGCGAATACACAGGCCCACATTGGGACAGCCCAGACGTAGGGCTACATCTACGCACCTCGATAGAAGAACTCGACAACGGCGCTGACACGCTGTTTGTGCTGGAGAATCAGTCCGACCTGCACCAGCGTGGCCGCAAGTACGGATACGACGATTCCACCCCGGAACAGCGCAAGGCCAAGGTGGCGAAAGCCGACCAGAATCTAAAGGACGCTGAAAGAAAAGCAGCCCCGCTTGGCATTGAGTTTGCAAACAAGGCAGAGGCCGGGGACTTCCCGCCTGAAACATTAAAGAATCTTGATGATCTACTGGATCAGTATTATCGACTTGGTGCTGGAATTTCACCTAACGATTTCTCGCAAAGCGTGCGCCGCAGAAAAATAGCAAACGTAATTACCGAGACTTACATTAGAAATCAAAACTTCATGCCGACCAGAAAAGCAATTCTGGACGCTGTGATTAACACCGTCGATAAAGATCCAAACCTTCAAAAATACCTGTCCGCATTTAAGGCAGAAAAAGAAGCGGCTGAGTTGTCTGATATTGTCAGAAAACGCCCACCACGCGCCCTGCTGGAAGGCGATCAGGTAATTGAGACAGGATTCAACCGGGCCGTAATGAAAGCCATCACCGAAGACAAGGACGGCATCTCTTGGGCAACGGCTGAAATGCAGAAGAATCTGTACCCGAACGCTAAGTCCGACACCCTGTACGAGAACCAATACGACAAGAAGATGGTGAGCTACGCCAAAAAGCTGGCGACCAAGTACAACACCAAGATCGAGATGGTTGGCTCAAAAATGGCCAAGCCTCCTGTGAAAGGCAAAGAGCCGGAGTATTATCAGGTTCATTATTTGCCCTTCACAAAAGAAATGAAGGCCGAGCTGAAAAAGAAAGGAATGCCG